GTCAGCAATGTGATCCAGCGGGCAGAGGAGAATTGAGATGCCTGACAAAGAAACAAAAATTAGGTTAGAGCAAAAAGAGCCAGAGTTGATTCAATATTTTAAAGAGGTTTCCGCCACCGCTCCGCTGCGATTCATTTTGGCCGAGACAAGAAAGACGTTGGATACGTTCAATAATTGGCCGGATGCGGATTCTATCGGGCGCTGGGCGATGCAGGATAGGCGGACGCATCACATAGTCGCGTGTGTTCTTGAGTCAGCGTATTCCGCCGCGGTAAGTGGCAGTACCAAATTAGGCATCGAAAAACATACTCTGGTTACGACCACAGCGAACAGCGCAAAAAAAGGTAGATCGAGATCGACAGCCTACGCGATTATCCGGGATGGTCTTGAGCGCAACTATTTTGGCGAGTATCACCGCCAGCGGATGACATATGTGTATGCGACTCTTCCACTACTTGCATCGCACTTCAAATGGAGTCACTCCCAAGCAGTTGTGCGAAAAAAACATAACCTCGCCGAACTATCAAAAGCTGCCGACGTCAACGCAATGAAGGTCGTCCAGGATACTTTTGAAGTGGCCGTCACAGCTTTTGAGACAAGGCTTAGACAAAAATTGATAGAATGAATGGCGCAAGTCCAAAATTTGGACGAACAATCCTAAAATAGGACTCGCTTTTTTCAAAAAAGGGGGTGTAAATTTGTTGAAAACAAAACGAGAAAAAACGAGAAAAGGGTGGAACAATGGCTAGACGTAAAAACAGGTTCATGATACGTTCTCAGGCTGAACAGCTACGAGTGCTGCGGTACATGGGAGCGGAAATGTCGCGTATCGATATTCCAATGCTGCATAACGACCACATCAAATGGGCAGCGTGTACGCTGATGGAATTAGCCGACTGCCTGGGTGAGATCGCTAGCCGAAAAAATCAAACAGCAGTCAACAGAATCTTCGACGCTCGAGTAACCATCCATGGTGCCAGGGAAGCTCTTAGGTCATATGCTTCCGACGATATAGAGGGGGTTCGAGACAACAACCACTGGAACTATGACTAATCCGAAAATGCTTTGCAAACCCAAAACAGGAGAAAATTATGGAAAGCTCAATGTCGCATAATGTATATTCACGCAGCAACTACGGGATTACTACATATATAAGACTAGTTGCATATAGCCTTGCCGCCGGGGCAGGGATCTACGCTTTAATCCTGGTCTTGTTTTTCTATTTTTCACTTGTCGAGTAGGTCATGGCAGATCTATTTGACCGCTACCCAGATTCGCCGGGAACGGCACCTGTGGATACATCGATCAATGCCGGCGCCAGGATTGCCGGCAAGGCTAACATCATTCGAGAGCAGTGTTTAACGGTCTTCAGCCGCGGTGGATTCACCGCCGATGAGGTGGCGGCGCGCATTAGTCTGCACTGGCAGTCGGTGCGGCCGCGAATNACNGAGCTCAAAGCCACAGGACATATTGTAGATACCGGCCATCGCCGGCCGAGCGCCATGGGATCGCCCCAGGCAGTTTTCTGTCTAGCTTCCAAAGCGTCAAAACTGCAATAGCCCCAAACTTTATACCTACTATTTAAAAGGAATATCAGAACAATGGTTGGAAAACTTACAGACGATAAAAAGATGTCTGCGTCACGTTTGCCCGCATTATTTGGAGCATCACCGTACAATACCAAGAATGAAGAGCTCCGCTATTCGCTCGATGCAATCATGGGGACATTAATCGCTCTCGAGCAAAACGAGTTCATGTTTTGGGGGGATCGCCTGGAGCCAATTGTCGGATTTGAGGCGGCAAAGGTTCTCGGTTTGACTGAGCTCCAGACCGACATCCCCGCGGCAGTTGTCCACAGTAGTTTACCCCTGCAGTGCAGCCTCGATGCGCTGGGTGAGGGAGATGGGCGGACGATCAAGAATGGCGATATTGAAAATGTCGTAGTCGTTGGCGCCGATGAGATCGCCCTCGAGGGCATCGGTGTCTTGGAGATAAAGACCACGAATGGCCGGCCCGAGGATGAGCTCCCGCTGCACCGTGGGCCGCTTCAGTTGCAGGGGCAGTTGATGTGCACTGATCTAAAGTGGGGGGCTGTCGCGGTCTTATATGGTGGCAACCAGTTGCGGGTTTTCCTGTTTCACCGGCATGAGAAAACCATCGAGGCCATCGAGCGCGAGGTGCTTGACTTTGAGCGCCGCCTGCATGAGGACCCTGTCGATTGGTATGCGATTGAGCACGAGCTCGATCCCATCACGATCTATCCCGAGGCGGATCTGGAAACGCCGGTGATTTTGAACGACAATATCGAAAAGCTTTTGGAAAGTTATGATCTGGCCAAGCAGACGATCAAGGACTGCGAGGGAATCATCAAGGATGTAACCCTGGCCGTGCAGGCGCACCTTGGCAATCACACCGAGGGGCACACCAGCAAGCACCATGTCAAATGGCCGATGAAAAACTTTAAGGCCAAGCCCGAAAAAATCACGCCGGCGAAGGAAGCTTATTCTATCCGGCAAAAAAATATCAGCGTTAAGGAAAAAGTGGCATGACCAATTCACCGACTGCCGGAATGTTAACGCCAACCACATTTGAAGGCGCCGTCCAGTTCAGCGAGACGCTGGCATCGTCATCGATGGTGCCGAAAGCGTTTCAAGGATCGCCGGGGGATATTCTGGTGGCCGTGCAGTGGGGGTCCGAGGTTGGACTCCCGCCGCTCCAGGCGCTGCAAAACATTGCCGTGATCAATGGCAAGCCGAGCATCTATGGTGATGCTCTGTTGGCCCTGGTGACAGCGCACCCGGAATATGGCGGGCATNAGGAAGAGCTCGAGGGCGAGGTGGCAACGTGCACCATTGTCCGGGTGGTCAAGGGCAGGGATGTGACCACTGCCAGATCCTTTTCTGTCGGAGATGCCAAGCGGGCGAACCTGTTCAATAAACCAGGGCCCTGGAAACAGTACCCCAAACGGATGTTGCAGATGAGAGCTCGAGGTTTTGCCATCAGGGATGCATTCCCAGACGCCATCAAGGGCGTGATTATCCGAGAAGAGGCCGATGATATGGAGCCCAAGGATATTACGCCGGCGAATCCGCTGGATGCCATTGCCGAGGAAAAATCGCCCGCCACAGATCCCGCCTCAGAGCAATCTCTGGTGTCCGATGACCCAATAGACCAGAACATGGGTGATTTACCCCCAGGCGAGCCGGTGGCCCCCACAGAGGAAATGGACCCTGATGCCGCTGTTTGGGAGATGATCATGCCCGAGGATGGCCGCGTCGAGATCTGCCAGACCTCTGAAGATTGGTTTCACTCGTTTTTGGAAATCATGGGCATGATGTCAGATGACCGGGAGCACGATTTTGTAGAGCGCCGGCATATCATTGGCGAATATAAAAAGTCCAATGACGATACCATCGCCCGCATGGAAGACGAGGCGCCCGAGCTCCACAAGGATCTGAAGGCGCGCTACTCCAAAATGCTCAAATATTTATCAGCAAAGGCGAAAGAAGAAAATGGCTAAAGTTGGACTAACAAAAAGGCAAGCTGATGCTTACGAGTATATTCGGCGGACGCTGAAAGAGAAGAGGGTGTCACCAACCCTGCAAGAGATAGCCGATGCGCTCGGCTACGAAACCAAGTCGGCGGCGCATCGATTGGTCGATGCATTGGTGAAGAGGGGATACCTGATTAGATTCCCCCGGATGTCTCGCTCGCTGGCGCTGGCACCTGACCGAGATCTGAAGGCAGAGTATGGCCAAGAGCTTAACGAGCTTCGCCAGGTCCAATCAGCAGCGCGACTTTATTTGAAAGCCAAGAGAGATTGGGATATATTTTATCAAGAAGATCCGCACCACCGGGACAATCACTTGGTGTATGCGCCGCGGGTAAAACAGTTTTTCGACATTCTCAGCAGTCTGGTGATCTGATGGAACTGATCTTGTATTTACTGATGAATCTTATCCCCTAGCCAATCGGCTAGAATATCGGCAGGCGATGCGTCAGGTGTCATAAACAATTGGCGTTCCGCCTCTCGCCGCCGGACCAACCCTGGCAAGATCTTGCTCGGCCGGCCACCGCGGCGCCATTGCCAAAAATTATCTGCACATCCCTGATAGTCGCCACGGTTGAGGTGCATTCTGAAAACTGCCCGCTGGAAGGATCTCGAGCCAATATTATAGCAGATGCTGACCAGGGCCGCGAACTGGTTGTGGGTTTCTAAAGGGGCATCAACCAATCTTGCAGTGTAGTATTCAGCTTCGTGCAATCCTCGAACCAAGAGCTTTTCGGCTTCCGCATCGGTAACAGGTCCGTAATCCACATCAAGAGGATTACCATCAAGATCAAGCACAGACCCAAACCCGATAGTGCGTACGCCAGCGGGACAGATATAACTTGTAAGACTGCACCCTTCAAATCGCTTAATGAGATTGATGCCAGCTTGGTTCGTGACCATTTTATCGGGTCCATTTGCTGACCAGCTTATTACCAAACCAGTGCGAAATAATCACTGAAAATATCCCCGCCGTTTCGCCAGACCAAACCAAGGCAAATTGGTCCTGAGTGATAAAATCAAACGCCAACAAAATGATCAGCAAAAGCCAGCCAGCGAAAAAACTATATGTGATTGTTGGCCTGACTGTGCCGGAATAATTTACCACCCACTGCGCGGACTGCCGCAGAGTTGTCTGGACAGTTTCCTGGATGGCAACATTCGCCGCGCCGGCTTGATCAATGATAGCAATGTCACGTTTATCGGCGGATTGTTGGGCCATCAGGGCAAGCTCATGCGCCTTGTCTTTGGCGTCCTGTTTTTGATCCATCCATTTGTTGAACATGCCGGGGCCAACTGAGGTCACCAGCCCAATGAGTGATCCGATCAATGAAAACATCATTTGTACCTGATCTGGTTTATCAATATGACGATCAGCACAATCAGAATAATTCCTTCACCCCAAGAAAATGTCATCGCCTTTTCACTTCCGTTAAAATCTCTTTAATGTC